CCTTCTGTCAGGGATAAGAACACCCTACGGGGCGGGTGTCGCTGGGTCAAGCATTAGCGCTGGCGGGGTCTTATCGCCCACAAAATAGAACCAATGCCACGGTTCAGCGGGCATCACCTCTAATGACCAACCGTATTTTGGCGCGTTTTCGCACAGCCATTTCCACAGGATCGGATCAGAGGTTCCAGCAATATCGACTGCCAAACCCAAATTGTGGCGTGATGAACCAGGTGCAGCCAATGGTGCGTTCCCTGGCTTCAAATAGTATTTGCGGCCTTCCCACGTTCTAGTTGACGCGCCAGCAATTGGTTCCAGCTGATAGCGCTGAATGAACCCTGCACGTTGCTGGGCTAATGATCGGTAGGTGTCGCCCGCGCTGGTTGGTTTGAATTGTTTGATGCCTGACGCAAACGCGGCTTGACGCATCGCTGTCCAACTAGCGGCGGCTAAATGATGCAATTTTCCGAACGGCTTTACATCGCGCAAAAGGTTGATTGGCAATTCACCTGGTTTGCAATGCACCAGATCGGCTGGCAATACCAGTTTTCTAATCGGTGGTTGCACTAGAACCTGGCTTTGATTTCAGGCCATTCGATGCGACAAGGCCAGACAACGTGCCAGTCAAAAACACCAGCAGGGTGCTAAGTAGATCAATCAATTGCGCGTCTGTTGGTGCCTGTTCTGTTGGCTGATCTACAAACAAAATTCCGTAAATAAACGCCATAACCGTGAACGTGAAACACAAGGCCATCAAACGGCCTACAAAAACAATCAATGAGGCGTGGTGTTGTTCTGGTGTCTTAGTCACAGGCGGCCTTTGTGAAACATTGATATTCGATATTAGTTTTTGAAACGGTGCAACCACTACAGCCCCACAAAACTACGGCTATTAGTAGCGCATAACCCAGCAACGCGCGCCATTTCACGGGGCTGGTGGATATGGGTTTGCATCTTTTATTGCTTGAACTGCGTTATCCCAATCGGCTTGGGTTTTTGTACCGCGTTGCCATTCAAAAAAGATTGGGTCGCTTGTTTTGATGTATTCCGCGTGGCGTGTTTTTTCAACAGCTGCACATTGGTTTTGGTAGTCAACGGCTGGCCATTGTGCATCTAATTCTGCTTGCGTTGGTTTTGGTGTGCTGTCAAGCCACACAAGACCATCATAGGTATCGCCGTCTAAAGACCATTGGGCTAGCGGATAATTTAGGCTAAGAATTGAAGGGTAATTGATCATGATGAAATCTCTATCACGGTAATGCTTGAAACGCTGCGCGCACGACCAGCGCTATTAGTGTCGGTGCTTGAAGCGTTTATTGCAACCGTAGTTGAACCTGGACTAGCAACCTGCAATTTGTAAGTTGTGGCGGTTGTAGTTGCTGGGCTATCAATAAACATAATGTTCCCTACGGCTTGCTTATCTCCGTTGAACGCTGTGAGATCGTTCGTTACTTGAATTCGTGAACCTGCCGCGTCTCCAACATCTATGGCTGTTGCCCCCCGCATAAGTCGTATGAAAGCGCTTGTGTTTGCAGGGTCGTTACCAACCATAAAAGATGACAAAACAAAAATTGTGTTAGTCGCTGAGGTTGGGGTAATAGTTACCGATAACCCAGTTATGTCGGTAAATGCAGAACTAGTTGTTGTAAACGGGTTTGTTTTGTTTGTTGTAACAACTTGAACTATTTTTGACGCAAACGCAGTCCATACTGTGCCGTCGTAAAACTGGGTTTGGTTGCTTGCTTCGATGTAAGCAAATTGTCCCTCTGCAAGCACCTTTTCACCTGCACCACCAAAAGCGGCATCACGGGTTGTTGTTGTGGCAAAGACGGGTATACCTGTATTGATTTGGGTCATTTCGGCAGCGGTCAAAACCTCTAAAGCCTGAAATTCTGGTACTGCGGTTTGTGCGTTTACTCCCATAGTGGTTCCTATCCTAAGACATTTCCAGCGTCTAAACGGCCATATATCGCATTGTCCAAAATCAGTTCAAAAACGATTGTGGTAGGTGAGGTTGACAGCAAAATATGATGCCCAGATGTAACGTCAATGGTGTGTTCTATGCCTTCAATGCTTAGTTCCTGGGCTAATTCGCTGGTTCCCGTACCGCTGGCAAACGTTTTTTCTACGGTAATGGTGTTGCCTATTTCAATGCTGGCCACGGTATCGCGCTGGGCTGTGGTCAACATCAGAAAATCGGTTTCCACGCTGGTGTATCTGGCCTCTGGTTCACCGTTCAACAGGTATGATGCCGCCGCGTCAATGCTTCCCTGTTGATGTAACAGGCTGTTTGTGATGCTGTTTGTTTGTATGAAATAGGTAGCAATTGAGGACAGATCCTCTGCGGTGGCGGTGTTGCCGTTTAGGCCTGTGACAACGGCGCGGTTTATTACTGCGTCCGCTTCGAATGATATTCCAACGCCGTTGTAGGGAATGTTAGTTCCATCGTCATGGAAATCTGCCACGCTGGCTGAAATGGTATTTCCCACGCGGTTTTGGAATGTCAGTTTTCCATCGGCGCTTATAAACAAACGGCCAAATTCTGCGGTGCTGTTGATCTGGCTGATGTATTGCAAAACGTTTGTTCCAGCGGGAACGGTGTAGGCGCTGTCATGTCCTAGCTCAACCGTTCCTGATGCAATGTCACGGTCAGCCAACGGAAAATCAACCTCTGGCAAATCCAACACAGTTTGAATTCGCGCACCAGACAATTCGGCTGATGGATCAAATTGGTCTAAATAGGTTTGGGCCAGCAAATAGAATTGGTCAGCGCAATACACCGTGACTGTGTCTATGCCACCCAATGAAAAGTTGTAGTCATAGTTGACCACATAACCTTTGAATAGGTATTGCGCCACGTTGCTGTTGTCGTAGCGGATCAGCCTGACTTCGCGCATTGGTGCTAATCCAGGCTTTGCTTCCACGGTGTCCCAATATGGACTATTTTGATCAAACGGGTTGAACACCCCACCCGCCAATGTGTCGTTCAAAGTAAATGACATGGTGCCCGCGCTGAATTGGTCACCAATGTCGCGCCTTCCGCGTTTCACGCTGATGCCAATGCAGCCTTCCATGACGCTGGCAAATTCGCCTTCACCGTCCAAAACGTATTCAGTATTGTTCAGAACACCGCGCACAGGATCGTCTAGCGTGAACGCGTTGAGGGAAAACCCTGTGGCTACTTGTAGGTCGTAGTTTCCGCTGTCAATTACTGCAACGCCTGGCATCACGCCACCTGAATGTTCGCTGGGCCTGCGCTTCGATTGTATGCGCGTATTGCATTGACTACGGCTTGCCCGATTTCGGCGCTAGTTGCCAAACCGCCTGTGACGTTTACAGTTACGCCGCCACCCATTGAACCCATTTTAGATAATGGGACTACTGCCTCTGGGCCTGCTTCACCGATCATTGCAAGCGTTGGGCCTGTAACAATTCCGCCCTCTGCCAGCATTGGAATGTTTGGAACGCTAAAACCTTTACCGCCTAGACCTGGCACCCATGATGGGAAATTGAATGACAGTTTGCCAATGGTGTTGTTCCACAGGCTGGCAATGCCGTTGAAAATTGACTTGTAGATATTTAGAACAGCGGTGAAATAAGTTTTGATTGCGTCAAAACTGAATTTGACACCTGTGGTTATTGCATCGAATACGGTGTCAACGATTTTGCGAACGCCATCAAATTTGAAATATAACGCGGTCAAAATGGCGATCAGGGCAACGATGGCTAGCACCACCAGGGTGATTGGGTTGGCTAATAGCAGGGCGTTCCATACTGCCGTGAGAACGTTTGTAATGACTTGTATGGCGTTATAAACCTTCAAGGCGGCATTGACAGCCAAAACCGCTAACGCAATGCCACCGATAGCCCCAGCGATAACGATGAACGCGGTGGTGTTTTCCTGTGCGAACGCGCCAAACGCGGTAAGCAATGGCAACACTTTTTCAATCACGGGGATCAGCGCCGCGCCAATGTTTTCTTTTGCTTCCGCAATTGCTATTCCAAATCTTTTCATTTGGCCTTCCGCGGTTCCTGCTGCTTCCGCGGTAGCGCCACCAAACGTTCCACCCAGCACGTCCATGACCGTGTTAAGGTCTGCACCCTCTTTGATGAGGTTCGCCATCTCTGGTGAGAGTGTCCGCAAGCCTTTGAAATTTCCTGCATAGGCCTTCGATAGCGCGTCAGAAACTGTTGCCAGGTCTTTACCTGTTGCCGTGGAAATATCCATTGCCAGGGCTAAACCTTCTTGTGCTCTGCCAATGTCTTTTGTACCGCGCACAAGGCTGGCTAGGGCAGGCCTCAAATCATCGTCAGCAACACCGCTAGCCAATGACATTTTGCTGATCATGTTTTCCGTTGCAGCGATTTGTGCATCAGTAGCGCTGGCGGAAACGTTTAGTGTTCGCGCTAATTCAACTTGCGCGGCCTGATCTTCCATTGCTGCTTTTGTTGCACCAGCCAACGCATACCCCAACGCGCCAACAGCGGCAGCAGCAGGCAGGGCGGCCTTTTTGACCGCGTAACCAGCCTTTGCGCCAGCACCTTCAAGGCTCTGGAATTCCTTTACAGCCTTGTCTAAACCCTTACTGTCAAATTCGCTAATGATCGGAATTTTGATTGCCATTACATCACCAGGTTTCTATTGACAGCGTCCATTACGCGATCAACCAATTCAACCATGTTTTGTTCAACAGCGCCCGCATTGCGGTCATAGGCAGGCCACATGACGCGTGAAGGCAAACCAAACTGCAACGTGAGCGCTGAAATGAAACGTGCACCCTGGGCATTAGATCCGCCCTGTTTGCCAGCCATATCAATGATGGCGGCGGCAGGGTCTTTTTGAATGATGCTGATGGTGCTGGAATTGCGTTTGCTGGTATCAACTTTGACACCAACACCGCGTTGGGCTTTCTGCTGGCTGTACGGGAATTTTTGGTTTCCGCGTTGTGTCCATGCGCGTTCCATACCAGACAACAGGCGCGGTGGGTAACTGGCCTTTGCGTCATCAATGGCTGGTTTGGCTAGTTCCTTTGCTTCTTTGTTGATGGTCTTGCGTAAATCGGGGTCAACCTGGCGCAATTCTTTCAGCGCCTCTTTCAATCCGTAAACCTCAATTTGTGCTGTGGCGCTCATCATTTTCCCTTGTTTTGCTTATTCAACACAGTAATGACTGTTTGCAAATCCTGGGTGTCAAATTCGATGTTAGGCGGCCACCAACCGACCGCTACTAGAACCTCTGCTAGTTGGCGGCGGTAGGTGCCGCGTCCGTAGGGTTTGGGTTTGTTGTGTCCACCGCTTCAATGTCCATGTCTGGGTTTTGTTTCAACCATTCAGACCATGTGGCTGGCATAGTTTCGCCCGCCAGCTTGTACAGATGGAACGCCCAGCAAACCATGTCATTCACGCCGATACCACGGCCGTCTGACACTTTGCGGTTTTCTGATTTTTCCCATTCGCTGAT